GTGAAATTATTGATCGTAGGTCCCGAGACTTTATAAACCAATCTTTTCATTTCCCCACCAAAATGAAATTGTCGAAGACAAACCAACCCCTAAAGGATCGAGCCAGTCTTCTCCGACTCCCACATGCTTACAAAGCGCTTTGAGTATTCTTCGTTTTCCATCAACGGGCTCTTAGCGAACTCTACTTCACCTATCTGATCTATAATCCCCCGAATTTGCGATTCGTTCGGATGTATTTCAGTAAGGTAGTGCATAATCGATTTAGCCGGATTGTTGTAACGCCAAGTCTTCAACTCTCGATTGAACTCCGTCGAACAAAAAGTAAATGACGTCTTGCTGACGTCATACTCCTTAATCTTTTTGTGCATAAGCCGATTCATCTCGATATAGTTATCCTTATCGATTCCTCTCGCCTCAAACGCACAATCATCGCCCATCGTCATTATCTGACTTGGATCCCATTGCACTCCCATGCTCTCACAAACTGTACCATGGCCCATGGACTTGCGCGCTCCGTTTCCACTAGATGTGGTGATATCCCCGGACTTTTGATGGCCCTGGAACATCTGTTGCAACACTAGTCCATTCGAGAGGACCGCAATACACTGCGCACGAAAGAACATCATCATAACCAACATTTTCATGTGCCAACTACCAGTCTCCATGACAACATGGATATTCTCCAATACCGTTTTACCGCAGTCTATTGCATAGCCTAAGCTAGCAACTCGCCGCAGCGTATCCGCCATCAGTTCCTTGAATGTCACGGTGTAATCGAACGCACTATTGTCAGTACAGCCGAGTTCCTCCCACGTCTTTATCATTTCGAAGAGTTTAGTGAAACCCTCCCCCGTCATCGGCATGCCGCTTTTGCTGTGAACTTTATCCCAATTGCGAACGAATTCATTGTCCAGGTGTTTTGTCAACATCTTTCCAACAATTTGGTCCACTAGGCTTAAATTCCAGATTAATCGCGCCATATCCTTACGTAACTTCTTCAACCCCGTTGCCTCGTTCTTAATGAACACCTTAATAGGATCGCAGAGTCCTTTTCGGACTGCTTCTTCTGGGGAAAGTTTCCACCATTCGCCACTCAGAACTTGAGTCAGACACGTGAAACGATTGACGACAAGCGCAAACAAATCTTTGGGACGCTCTAACATGTCCCGATTCTTCGCGTGCTTCAACTGGTAAGGAAAGCCCGGACCACTCTCCGGGGGAAGGATCGACTCCATCCCGTTCATACACTCCGTGAATGACCTCGCCAGATCAAACACATTGTGTTCCAACATCTTTCCCTTAAAACCTAATATCTGCTTCTTATCGTACTCAACCTGTTGATTCACGATTCGCGACGGTATTATCAATTTCTCCGCCAACCCTAACTCTGCTTTCATAAGCTCATGAGCGCGGATCGACAGGTACTCTGCATGTCCACCTCGGGTGGGCATCGCCATCTCCTTCAACTTGGGATACTTGGCGTAATACCATTCTAACTCTTCTTCTGTGTGACGGATTTTTGTGGGTGGATTCCAGTTACGTCCAATTGCTTTAGACCATCCTAGTACTTTCCACATCACCTTACCCTCCACGCTGATATCTTCGTAACTAAACACTTCGTCGACTTCGTCAAAGCGATTGCCAATCTGCAACTCACTCCAAC